ATAGTTCCTCCAAATTTTGTCTGTTTCGCATATTCTTCATCATAATGTATGGGGTTGTAATCATTTGTTGCTTGTCCAAACGCATCAACCATTTCTTTTGTTATTAGAATTTCCTTCTCATACAATCTCGTATTTCTCCAAATTCCTCTCAAACTCATGCAGTCGTTTCCAGATGGAGCGTAACTCTGTGATGGTTGTCCAGTTATGGAGGAACAATGCGAACCCGCCGTGTACCTTAGCAAACGCATTACTGACTTGGACTACCACACCAAGTAACACAGCTCCGGTAAACAAACTTGGGCCCACAATTAGATACGGCACAATCACCATAAACTGGTCGTATGTAATCATCCAAGTATCAAAGTATCCATAATGCAAATACAGTCTGTGATAGTTGAACCTTATGCCTGTAAACAAACTCCATAATGTTTCTGGTTGTGCATAGTTTACTTTATCATTCTCTGCAAACACTAAATCTTTTCTAAACGCCGCCTCTACCTTCTGGTTGTTATACTCAAGTCCTGGCAGTTTGATACCAACGAACCAAGAGATTACAATACCACCGAGAGATACAACAAGAGCAGTCCAAACTAATGAACCGGGTATGTCACTAAAGAATGGAATTGTTACTGCACTTGACAAGGCCCACAACACAGGAATAAATGCCACCAAGGTCATCACAGCCCTAACTACTTGCAGACCCAATGACTCCACGATACGAGCAAATCTATTACAATCTTCCTGTATACGTTGGCTGGCACCTTCTATTTCTTCCTCTACGGTTCTCCATCTTGGTATGTAATCAAATGTAATCGCCTCTCGCCATCTCAACCCATATACTCTGGTGAACCATCCAGTTAGCACCGCCAAGATTACATAAGGGAATGCTAATACTGCGAATGATGGTTCACCACTAAAACCATCTAATACATAATCAACCGATATCAGTTTGTCATAAAATAAAGTAACACCTTCTGCTACCTTATCTTTGTATGTTCCTGATGTTTGTAATAAATTATAAAACCCGCCATACCAAGTATTGATTGCTACTGTAAGTTGGACTTGAATCCATAGAGAGGCTACTAACAGCGCACCGCCGCCGTATGCCCATAAGGCCCACTTCTTACTTCTATAAAATGCTTTGATCATCCGAATAAACCCTCAAGTGTGGCTCGGCGTTTATGTCGGAACAAATCAAACTCCTTATTCTTACCAAAGGCCCAGCAATTTTCTATATAAACCTTATTCATAAACTCTATAAGGTCTTCCTTGGTCTCAAACTTATTCTTACCTTGTGGCCTCTGCATTATTCTCATACCTATTTGACCTATCCAATGGGCCCTCAGGGAATCCACCAGCTCATCACCAGACCGATACCTCTTGCCTTTTATTTTGGGGTCCATAATATTAGTGATTAGAAAACCATTATCACTCAAAGTATTGAAACTATTTATCGCTACAGGCAGATAAAACTCATCGCGCCAAATGCTGTATTCATTATATTTACTCCAACTCTGGTCTTCCTCAAAATCTCCACCCTCATTATATCTCTCTGTGGAAAAATATGGTGGTGATGTAAAAGCACAATCTACATCCCTAATATCATCCCAAGGCAAATCTTCAGCGCCACACCTATATATCTGCACTGTTTTGCCGGGAGACATTTTATCCAACTCCTGTATCATTTGATGGTATACCTCAAAAGTGTTAGGATTCGGATCACAACCAATATAGTGTGTTGCATCTGAGGCATAAAAACCAGTAAGTCTATCACCCCAACCCATAGAAGTATCAAGCACAGTTTTAGCACCAGTCATATTATAGACCGTCTTTGCTACAATCGGCTTGAATTGTGTGGCGATATATGTGCCTAAGCGTAATACTTCCATCACACTTTTCGGACTCAAGTCCTCTGTGCTATTTACTCCACGCCACAAGCCACCAATAGAGGCCCATATTTTCTTGGCATCACCTTCTTCCCAACATTGTGCCGGGGCCATATGTGAATAAGAACCACACTTCAACCTCAAATGGTTCATAAAATAATCAGAGCAGGTGTTGTATGTTGATGGTGTTTCTATTAGACCAAGTCCGTGTTCCTTGAAGTTGTATTTGTAATCATCATACTTTTCCATCACTTCATTTTCTATCGCCTCTACTGGAACCAAAAAGTTGGTGTAATCCACAGCCTTCAGCTTTTGGAAGTTTGATACCATTTTATCATATGGTATTTCCCTAAAAGGAAACGGTGGCCGTTCCTGGGCCACATATTCCGAAATCGTTTTACGGCATTCTTCTTTACCATAGGTCTCCGTGATGTAGCGAAACTCACCTTTATTCAAGTAAAAGTTGTGCTCGCCCAAATAACTATATAATTCTTTATTCATCCAAATAACGCCTCTAATGTCCTACTTGTGCCAAAACTTCTATCTATCTCCCAACCTACCTGAGTTACAATAAACTGTAAAGGATCTACAAAAGATTTTTCAAACTGTAAATCCATATCTACTACATCATGCAGTCTAAACTCCTCAGGCAACTCACCCAAAAAAGAAATCACATTAGCTTGCAAAACATTCGGCATCTTCAAGTTTAGATATTTGATCTTATCGCCGTCCCGGATCAGCTGATACTTATTAGTCAGTTTATGTTTCTTCAAAAGATGGTTGTAAATCAAAGCACCCTTGATGTGCATTGGTGTTCCTTTCTTATAAATGTTTGAGGCATCACCCCACTTCTTTATGCCATTGACTCCCCGTGGGAATGCTATTTCTTCAACCGGAGTAACGAGAAATTCTTTCCTAAAAGCCTGAATAAAAGTATTGACCGCTGAAGCATCTTCATTCACTATCACCTTCAACACTTCCTTAATCTTTGTCCTACACGGTCCTGGTGTTGAGGACTTCACTGCCTCAATACCCATTATTTTCAGTTGGGGTTCTTCATATCTCACACCCTCACTATCATGCACATTTAGGATGTATCGTTTCTTGGCAGTCCAGATACCTTTGTCAGCAATAACTTCTCTTGCCATCTCCATCTTCTGTGCATAAGCATTTACATACTCAGCCAATTCCTCATAACACTTGGTGATATAAGGCTCCATCTTCTCTGATGCCACCTTGTCTAAAAAGTCAATCGGGTTTTTCGGTTCAACTTTCTTTACTAGCTCATCAAACTTCACATAGATGGAATCAGTATCAGAAGCGACCACATAATCCTCACCTTCTGTCTGTAAAATTTTATTCAAGTATTCATTCACCTTATTTTCAATCCATCTAATAGACAACTGACCTGATGTTGTTATGGCAGTAGCCAACCTTTCATCATAATAACGGAAGTATTGATTGCCGATAGCCCCATAACAACTATTCAATGCTATCTTTCTTGCCATCTGAATGTTGTGATACTTGGATATCTCCTTCAGATACTTTTTATCTTTGGTGTTTTCATATCGTTGTCGGGCCTCTAATGAATACTTTTTGAATTTCACACGGTCCTCATACATTTTCTCCATCAACTCTGGGAGAAAGCCACTCTTATCGGTTCTAAAACAAGCGGCATTAGGAGTTACGGTTAGTTTCAACTCTTTCAGAAAATCAGTTTCTACTTCCTTAGTCAAAAGTTTATCTACTGAAATACCCCTTGGGAATCTTTCCGAAATCATAGTTTCTGGAGAAATATTATACTCCATAATAAGATGGGGATAAAGAGAATTGAGGTCAAACGATACTATCCAGTTATGCTGTCCTGTCTGTGGGTCCTTTACATAAGCCCCTTCATACCTAGACCCTTTACTCTCTGATATTTTTGGCGGCACCGCTATCTTTTTTGTTTTTAGATAATTGAAAATAATAACATCCCACATTCTAACTTGTGAGAATACATCAATATAATTTACCTTCGCCTCATATGCCATAGTGATACACATTTCAAGCAACTTCATCTTATCTTCTAAAGCATCTACCAGTTCCACATCCTTGGATATTTAATCAACAAACGATTGATAATCTTTTGTATACCACTCCTTGAATGTATCATAAGGATTCTTGTCCTTCTTTACACCCAACTCAATACTTGCTATGTAATCTAAAGCAAAGGACTCTTGGTTCTTATATGTAAATTTCATATAGATGTCCATATAATCCAGATTAGAAACACCCCAAATATTATACTTGGTGAATTCACGACCATAAGATGTCACCTTCTCCTCTGATACAACATTCCACGGAGATAATAGGTTTGTCTTTTTAGGACCGAATAGTTTGGTGATACGATTACACAGATAAGGAATATCAAAGAAGTTTATATTCCAACCAGTTATAACATCTGGCTTGACTTGTGAGAAAAACTCCACAAATTGCTCGAGTAATTCCCTTTCATCCAGACAACGGACATACTCCACATCATCCCTGTCTGTTTTGAATTCATCTATGCCCCACACCAAAATCTTCTTTGTGTTTTGGTTCTTCACCGTAATGGCTAGGACTTCTTCTTCTGCTTCTTTGGGCTCTGGAAAACCATTCTCACTAGCGACCTCAATATCAATAGTAAGAATAAGAATCTTCTCCTTATCCCAATTCACCAACCCCTCATATGTATCAGAAATCCAGGTGTATGGATATCTTTCAAAACCATACACGAAACCTGGCAAATCTTTATACTGATTGATGAAATCTCTGGCCTCGGAAATGGAGCCAAAAGTTATCGGCTCCACAGACCGACCCTGCAGAGTTTTATATTTTGATTTCTTTTTTGTGGGCCGGAATAATGTAGGTTTATAATCCAACCGCTCCTGCACACGCTTCCCATCCTCAATTTTGCGGATGAGAAATGTATTCCCGCGTTGAATTATTGACGTATAAAACGATTCCATATTATTCATTATACACTATGGTGCATAAGAAGTCAATACTATTCGCTTAATACTTTCTTGGTATCTACCCTCAAATTGGGAACAACTATGCCTGAACCAAACATTTGATTGTACCCATTTAGTAAATCTTTATTCATTGTGGTACTAAAAACAAGCCAATCTTTAGGAACATCCACAGATTTCTCGGTAGTAAAAGGACACCATGGTGCAAACCCCATCTGCACATTACCACCTCTTGGATCACCCATCGGTACTATCTGTGCTGGGTTTGTTATTGACACCACATCATCCTTTTCTTCCACATCACCAACTATATCTTCACCTGATTTCAGGCGAAGCAATTTCACTTCACTCATAACAATTCCTCAATCTACTCTTTTCTTTGAACCTATATTATATTTTGTTTCCAACACCCAATCTTCTTTATCTCTATATGACAAAACCTTTATCTGTGATAGTGGGGCTTTAGGTTCAGCTACCCCAACAATTTCTATCAATTCCCAATCACCTAACAAACTCGCTATTGTATTCCTTCTCTCTACATCATTCAGTGTTATGTTTGTTGGCTTACCATCAAGTGCAAATAATTCCTTAAAATGTACTATGAAATATCTACCTTGTTTGTGTAATATGTGGCACGACTGATATAAAATTTTATCCTTTCTACTTGCAACACCGA